ACCATAATAACTACATCAAGATGAGAAAGGCTCTCTTGAAAACTTAAATCGGTTTTGACCGATAGGAGATAGAAAATGTTAAAAATCGAAAATATCCAAAATGTATATGTAAACGGCAAAGCATCAACAACTTTTTCGGTATATGAATTACGCGATAATACTTGGGTTCATGACTACTCTACATCTGTAGCAGGAACTTGGAAAAAAGCTAAAACTATTGCTACTAAACACTGTCAAGAAAATGGTCGAAATATCAATCTGAATGATTGGAAATTTTAAGATCAAAAGCCCTCAATCTGAGGGCCACGCCCCACTCAATCTTTCTTCATTAGCCCTGTGTTCATCAGCATATCTTGCCATTTTTGTATATTCTTCGACGCTTCGCTCGAATACGTTTCCGAGCGTTGTGCAATATTCATCACTGGCTTCTCTGGAAGCTGCGGACAAACGCTGCTTTGCACTGGCAAGTTGCTTTGACAAGCTGTTAGCACTTGACTGAGCAGCAGTAGCATCAGACTGTATTTGCTTAATTTTGACATTGTAGTTTTGTTCCGTTTGAGTGATTCTTTCTGCCCACCTTCGTTCGTTTTGAGCAGCTTGGGTTTTGGCTTTTTCAGTTGCCAGTTGTTGCTGTGTCACGTAGTCAGCGTGTTGTTGCTTCAGAGTTTTAATCTCGCCTGCCAATTGATTGACTTGCCGCAACTGAAACAGGCAACAAATCAGCAAAATAATGATTAACGCCCAGCGCTTGTTTTCTAAAATCCATTTCAGACAGACGTAAAAAAAGCGCTTGATTGCGCTCAGTATTGATAACCAGATCATTCAAGTTCCTCCACTTCAATTAAATCCACTGTCTTTCCAGCCAGATCATGATGACAATCAGATAGAAACTGAATCTGCCCATTTCTTATAAACGAGTGGCATTGATTAGAGTGACCTGCATTTACCATCAAACTTGGACTAAATGTTGGCTTTTCCAAGTTTCCATCGAAATCCCAACGTATTTTGTGCTGCTGACCAACATGAATCGGATGCAGATATTTACAACCTGGGCATTCAATAAAATAAGTGCCGTTTGATTCGAGCATGACTTTTGATACTTTTATGAATTCACTCATGAATTGGCTCCCAAGCATTTCTTATTGCGCTTAACTTGCCATGTCCAAACCCCTAAACACTTGTTAGATTTAATTGAACAATCTACTTTTTTTCCACTCTTTGTAATGTACTTGTACAAAAGCAGTGAATTACAGGCCTGAACGTATTTACCTTGCTTCAAATTTCGCAACATTGATGATTTAGACCAAGTTGCACGACCATATTGATAAACAAAATCGGCATATACATCATATTCATCCTGGGAAAGCTTGATGCCTTTAAGCGTATTATTAATATACGCCGCATCACCTTTCATATGATATTGAAGATAATCAGCAGCCTGCTTTTTAGTGATGGGCGGATCTGTTATTTTGACTTTTTGGCCATTTGGATAAACTGTTGTACCCGTTCCAATTGTGGCCACTTTTCCAGAATCATAATATGGCACTAAAACTGTTCCTTCGCGTTCTTGCGTCCAGTACAGACCCGTTAAACTTGAAGCGACTATACCAATTCCTACAAGTAATTTAGTCTTGTTCGACATCATCACCCCCTTTTTTATTTCGTTTTTGTCTTGCCAAATAATCCAATTCATCACGACGATCTTTACGAATCGTTGCCCAGGCTTGAATAATCAAACCAAGCACTGCACATAAACCACCGACAATGGCCATCCACTCAGTTGTAGTAAATCCCCCCAAAACTGCGACACTCCCACCCGCTAAATTTGTTGCAAGTCCAAATCCTGCACCACTTGATGTTGTTGGTTCTGGCATAAAGCCCCCTAAAAATGGCAATAAAAAAACCGCCTTTCGGCGGCTTCATTGGTTAGCTTAAATCTCAATCAATTCATGATCGATAATTTTGTATTTCAGTGCAGAAACCTGTTGATCAAGCTGCAACACTTCTTGATTGTCATCATGATGAATACTGTCAGATAGAAATTCAGGGCATTCAATAATGTTCTGAATCTCACCCGATTCTGTTTCATAAACCGCAAAATAAGCCATAAATACTCCTATTTACGCATCGTCATTGCATGAATATAGCGTTGAGATACATTCACATTACCACCCGAATCTGAGCGCAGTTGCAGTTCAAAAGTACCCGCAATCAACGTTGAGTCATGACGCGAAATATTGAGTGTTCCAGCACTTCGCGAACTTCCTTTAATTTCAACATTATGACTGTGAATACCATCTTGCCCCATTGATGCTGAAGCGGACAAATTCAAACTATGACTGTGTGAACCTGCCGTACTCGTTGAACCACTATAGTTATGTGAGTGATTCGAGTTCGAAACAGATCCAGCAGATGAGTTTGCTGTTGAACCGCTAAAGCTATGGTTATGAGAACCTGCATCGCTCGCTGTACCACTAACACTGACAGTCACTGCATGTTGATGCTGGCCACTGTTCTGAGTCGTTGTACCAACCGACGCATAATCAATAAAATGCACTTCCAAGTCTTCAAACACGACATTTCCATTTTTAAGCACACGACATAATAAACGTTGCTGTGATGTGTATGATGTAAAGCTAAACACAGCACCAAACGTCAGTATCGTATGGCCCATGTCAGCAGGCACTGCCAATGTTTGTACAGTTGTATAACCACCACCAACGGTCGTTGAGGCTTCAGCAAATGCTGATACGGGCACAGTCACCGCATTGTCTTTGATCTTGATTGTATCAACAGCAAGATTGTCGATTTGCCCTGTACCTACGGCTAAATAATCGATTTTTCCTCGCTTTACAGCTAAGTCATCAATCTGTCCTGTACCTACTGCTAACTTTTGAATATTCGATCTTTTGACAGATTGATAATCCATCATTGCAGATGCAAAATACGCAGATACTGGAAAAATTGTGCCAGTTTCTGGATCTGTAAAGGGTGTTGTGCGGAATATAAATGGATAATACCCCGTACTATTACCACTGCCTATCGCAAGCGAATCGACGTTAAAGACAAAAATACCTTCAACACCATCGTTCGCACCACCCCAACCAATAACCTTTCCATTCACATCAATCTTTGTGAATTTTTGGGCATACAAACCATTGACGCTTTCGGTCATTTCTTCAATTGACGCAGTATTTTCGCCGACTGTGGTTTGTACAATATCCACTCGTTTTGCAACGGCATTATCACCATCAATTTGCGCTGACTGAATAGACCAGCTCGAAGCCTGATTGCTCGAACTGTCAGCCGTCCACGTGGTTTGGTCGGCAGTTAACGGTGTGGTTTTGGCATAAACTCCATCCAATTTCGTTGCCATGGTTTGCTGTTCATCAATGATCAGATCAACATCTTCAATCACAGCAGCGACTTTCTGATCATTACTCAGTTTATAAATGGTCAGTTCATTTAAAACTTGATTATCACCCGCAATGCGTTCATTACGTTCTTGTGTAATCCCGTTCTCAACATTTTGAACCGCCTGAATTACATCAGCGATTTCGCCATCCATTTCATCAATTCTATCGATTTTCTGCTGTAAATCCTGATGCAATTGTGATTCAGTAATCTTGCCAGATAAAATGTCTAAAACTGCTGAAGCATCGGCTGAAGTGGTTGCATTGACCCAATTCGTCCACGGCCCAACATTCCCCAAACGGTCAATTAAACGTGCCTGAAAATAGAGCCTAAGATTCGGCTGTAAGCCTTGAATGGTATGTGTTGTTGTTGGATAAGCAAACAACCCCAAGGTTGAAATATTACTCACACCATCTGGACTAACCCGTATTTCAGTGTGAGCGGTATCCAATGCGCCCTTGGCTGGAAATACCCAATCAAGCTGAATGCCGAACAAAATGCCTGTTGCCGTCAAGTTAGCCAAAGCAGGCGGTGTACCATTCTTACCAAGTAAAGCAGTGACACTCGAATAAGTCGGTAATGAAGCAATATCAAATGCAGAAAATGCCGTGATACGCGCCTGATAATTGCCTGAATAAATGCCTTCAACTTCAACAGAGTTATTGCCCGTCAACGGCATTTTAATCCAGCTACCATCATCTTTACGCCACTCGACTTGATAGCGAACTGCACCCTGAGTCTGATTCCAAGCAATGAGCATGACCGCAATGTTCATGCCCTGTTCGATTTTGTCATAGGTCGATAAACTGACTGATTCGACCGCAGGCTGAATATCAGGATTTACAATGGTAATCGGGATATCATCAATATAGGCACCATAATCAATGGCTTCATATTTCTGCGGATTGTATTGAACTGCTTTAATCTCAAACTGATGTTTGTCATTCTGAGTGATTGAAACAATTCTAAACTTCATTGTCGCCAAATCTTGCGCATCGATAACCCAGACGTTTTGCGCTGAAACTGTGTTTTCTTCAAAAGCAGATACAACCGTCACCACACGGCCAGCAATGCTTTGAATGACTCGTGCTTTGGATTTTCCATCCTCACCGTTAACAACCAGCCGATCACCTGCCTGACAAACAACATTATCTCGATCTAACGTAATCTGTTTTAAGTCAGCAGAAATTGCAGCAATACGACCACCATTGGCGCGTCCTGCAAAGCTTTCATCCGCAATTTCGATGACTTTACCTGGTTGCGGGATATAACCTTCAAGACCAACTTTAAACACGACGGTTTGAGTTTCATACTTTTCAGTTTTTAATGCCCATTGGCCTGCACGTTGCGCTTGTCCACGTGATGTTACACCCCATGCATCAATCTCGACTTTATTGATCCCGTACTTTGCAATCGCCTCTTCATCTGGAATTGGCTCTTGCTCGGTTTTAAAACGATTATCAGGGTTGTCGAAATTCACAACTGCAATGGTATGTCGATCACGTTTACGTGTACCCGAAAATTCAAAATGACCATTGATCACATTAGCGCGGGTAAAGGTATAGACTGTATCTGACGGCATATCAGCATCAAGTACAATGCTTTGACCGTCCCAAAACATGTACGCACGCATCACGCCTGCCATTTTACTGAGTACGCTGTATGCATCTTCTTGTGATTGCTGATAGACGTTTAAAGTAAAACGTGGTTCTTGGCCACCTTTGCCATCTGGCACAAGTTCATCACAGTATTGACCCAACCGATAAATCGACCACTTGTCCACCATGGTTTGATCAAGATGGTTGCCGAGTCCACGACGCTTGTCGATACACGCATCATAAAAATGCCAAGCTGGATTGTTAGTATAGGCATACTTAAATGTGCCATCCCAGATACCAACGTATTGACGAGTTTCAGGATCATAATTGGTCGGTACACGAATGCGAACACCTTTACAACGTGCTGCCATTTTTGCAATATTTGAAAATGTTTCAGCGTCGTATTGCAAACCGAGCAATGCTGTATTTGGATAACGTAACTTAACGTCAATCACTTCTGTGACCGCAGCCACATACATTTTGTCTGAAACTAAGTCGCTATTCTGGTTTGGTGTAATTCTGCGGACACGAATTTGCCAACCACTATCTGCACGTGGTAATTCTATGCGATGGGTACGCTGATAATCGGGACTGGTTTTATCTGAAATTTGGGTGTTAATCACCTCTTCCCATGCACCACCATCGGTTTGACGATCAATTGCATAGCGAATGGTGATGCCATCGACATTACCTGTGGTTGCATCCTGCACACGTAATGCACC